CCTAAACCCTTTTAGCTCATATTGTTAACGCGATTGCGAATTTTCGCTTCCTGCCATGGGTCAAGCTGGCTTAACCAGCCCCTTCGCTTTCATCGCCGACTCAGCCATGTACTCCTTGTCCTGGTGGACCTGTGAGTAGACCTTCATGATCATCGTTACGTCCCTGTGGCCCATCAGCTTTGCCAATGTCACAGGATCAACTCCGTTTTGCAAAGCCTGTGTGCAGTATCCTTTACGGAATGCTCCAAGGTGAATTTTGACTCCAAACTTATTGCGAAGACGAATCATCGCATCCTTTACGGATGTCTTATTCCATGGATTGCCCTGTGTGTTGACCATAATTGGCCCCTCAGAGCGTCCCTTGGCGTAATCCGACAGAATATCCATAGCCCGATCCGATGCGATGTAGACCGTTCTGGCGTACTTCTTGCCCTTGGCCTCTGCCGCAGGGAACACGATCACTCGCTCATCCTTACGGAAGTGCCGAGCCTCGACCAGAACCAGTTCCTGAGGTCGCATACCTGTGTCCCAGGCAAGAATCATAAGATCCTTAAGCGGAGACTCAGGGATGTTGGACTCGATAAACGACCACTGCTCAGGCGTTATGTAATCTTCTCGGGCTTCGGGAGAACACTTTTCAAGATGCTCAACTGGGTCAATCTCGATCAGCCTGTTCTTTTTGGCCCAGCTAAACAGCCTTTTGATAGCCCGTGCGAAGTTGTAACGGCTGTTGGCCTTCCATGTCCGCTGGCTGGAAATCATGAGAGAAATCTGGCTCAAGCTGACATTCTCTGCCACCGTATCTCCTTTCACGTACTGGGCTAACTTATCAAAATACATACCATACCACTGCCACGTTCGCTCGGAACGAGACGTTTTCATCTCCTCAATGAAGGCATCACAGATGGTTTTGACCGTTGGCTTGTTCGATTCCTCAGGAACCCCACCAGCCATGATCAAGTGCCATTTGGCCCAAGATTCTGCCTTGCTTTCTGCCAACTTTATCTGCCGCTTACCAACTTGTAAGTACCACGCTCTACGTGATTTACGGTAGAACGGTTCATTTCGCGATTCCATAGCTTGTACTCGCATTTACTGCCAGTACAACAGAATATAGCCGTTTACGAACTCTAACGTCTCGCTGTAAGTTCTTATTGTCTAAGGAATGGAGACGATCGGGATCGAACCGACAACCCCCTGCTTGCAAAGCTGAGGGCAAACTGTTGTACTGTATGGGTTTAGGTCATTTTCATCCCGCCGAACAGCTCGACGGGACAAGAGTGAATTTAGACTTCCGACCACCTGACTGTCAAGAAAAATCTTGATCCATTTCTTCAAGTTCTTTTTCAAGTTCCTTGAGGGCAGGTTTCATCATGGCGATTTGCTCGTCGAGAGTCAGATCCAAATAACATTTTAGTAAAGCTGATACGAGGGCTTCGGCTGAGACCTGTCGGCCTTCAAAAACCAATCCTCGTTCAGACAGTTCGATGCAGTTACGCTTAATGCCTTCGTGTATACGAGGCGTTGATCGGGCATTAACTCGCGGTCCAGAGCTTAACGTAGCCATTACTATACGACCCTTTCCACGTGGGACGATTGAGATTTAGACACAAGACGTTCTTGCGTCAATCAGATAGTAGTCCGTCTCGAAACGATTGTCAACAAGAAAGTCAAAAATATTTTTTCTTGGACATGACAGCGTTGACCCCTCTTCTCGTAAGAGGATTTTTGTCAGAGATCAGGTGGATAGACATTTCTGGTTCCACGACCTCCTGCGTATTTTTAAGGGTTTTGTGAAAAACCTGAAAATTTTTTCGCATTTGCTGTTGACATGTTTTGCGTGAACCGATATCTTCCACTATCCCAACTGGGGGATGACGAGAAGTCTTAACGAAGGGAGTCCAGCAATGGATTTAAAGAATCAAGCTGTTGTGTTGGTACGTGCAGGAATCGCCAAAAAGATTGGCAGACCACACTTTAGCTCGTACGAAGCAAACTGCCAGATTGAAATGTCGGTCGATCTTGGGATGGTCACGGACGAGCGTTTTCCACAGTTGCTGGGAGACATTTACGACCGTGTACAAAAAGCAGTGGATCAGCAGATTGCCGAAGAAGTTGGTCGAGACGGAGTCTCTGCCACACCACCTCCTGCCAAGCAAAATCTGATTGAACAGGCGGCTGAACAGCCAACCGTGATCAAACCTGAAAAACCTTTCAGGGATTTCTTGCTGGCTAAGTCTCAGGAACTGGCTGTTGCTCCACAAGGGCTTGTCAAGCACTGGTACAAATGCTTTGTCGATGGCTCGGAAACAGACTTTCAGAAGCAGGGCAAAGCCCTTGCCGACTTGTGGGATGCTGGTCGCGTGGGTCCATTAGTCATGACGGAACGACTTACTCAACAACCTGTTGTCTGATAAGAACTGATCAGGAGGATCAACCATGCTAGTACTTTCAAGAAACCCTGGCGAATCGATTCAATTGTTTGGACCTGAGGGGAGGTTGCTTGCAACGATAACGTATATCACTCTATCAAGCACGAGGTCGATCAGGGTTGGCTTTGAAGCTGAACCAGACATTACGATAGTTCGCTCCGAGATTTCGGGTAGACCTAATAATGGGAAAAAACCCGCTCACTCTCGGATGGATAAAACTACTTAAGGATCATGGGATAAACACTGTCCCGATGTCTTCGGAACAGAAAATGCCATTGATTCAAACATCACAATATTGGAGCGGTTTTCCCTTGTCGGCCATGAATGATTTGCAACCTAAGAATATCGCTGCTTTGCCAGGGCTGGCTTCACGACTTCTCGTACTGGACCTGGATGGTCCACAGGATATGATGCGTGCATTCTTTCAAACTCGACCAGCTTTACCGCGAACTTGGCAAGTTAGTACTGGCGGGGGTGGTTTGCACCTCTGGTTCAGGCTACCTCACTGGTACAAGCGACCCATCCCCAACGTGCGACTGTGGCAAGGTACTGGAAAACACGAAGAAGTCCTCGTCCTTGGTGACAGAAGGCTTGCTTCCTGCCCTCCTACTCAGTACGGCTCTGGGAAAATGTACAAATGGACGGGTTCAGTCAACCCGCTCACGGGCAAATGTGGCATCGCGCCGCAGTGGTTGCTCAGTGAAATCGAAGACAAAACGACTCAGAAGAAGCAACCTTTTACAGGATCATTGACATTTTCTGCGTCTCGTTCTCTTGCCCCATCCGATGAGATCCCTGAACGACTCTCCATCTTGCAGAGTTATGGCTTGAGGCTGGCTGGAAAGCCCAATCAGGCTGGATGGATTCCATGCTATCGACCAGGTGACCCGCATGATAGTCGGCCCAGTGCCTCTGTGCGAGTTGATGGATCGGTAGTCTGGACTAGTGTTGGCTCTATGGACTTCTGGGGTGCATTGGTTGCACTCCATGCTTTTGACTCGATTGAAGCCGCAGTGGCGGCAATAAGAGGGATTTGATGAATTACGCTAGTGACTACACGAAGTCGGACGAAAAAGCTCGCCACATTATGCCTGAAGGTACTCACCTGGGCAAAATCTTTGCAGTCGTTGACGTTGGGTCTCATCCCAAGACCTTTGAAGGTATCACGAAGGATTCCAGGACGATCAAGGTCGGCTTTGAGTTTCCCCCAGAGACCACAGGTGGTCGGCCCATCACTAAATGGAAGGATTACGGGGCGTCGATGTATGCCACTTCCAAACTGCGACAGTTGGTCGAGAACGTGATTGCCAAACCGCTGAATAACACAGAGGCTGGCGAGTTCAGGATCGAATCTATTGTCGGCAAGTTCGTCTCTGTCGTTTTCACCCACTCGGTCAGCAAAAGGGATGGAGAGACGTATAGCAACATTGCGCGTATCTTCCCGACTGCCAGCACCTTCAATTCTCAGGTCGCAGAGTACTCCTGGTGCGTTGACGAAGATGAAACGGCTTCTCTACCAGAGTGGCTGGCTCGGATTGCAATGCAGTCCAAAGAGTTTAAGCGGAAGACGGGCGGCAATTTAAGCCAGCCAGCGTTTGCCATGGGACAACAGGTCAAGGGTTCAGAAGTGGACTTCACTCCACCTCCACCAGCACCCGCACCTCCAGCCCCTGCAAAAGATCCTAATGTGGCTATGACGTTTGGTTTCTAAGGATGTGGGAACGCCCCATGGAAGGGGCAACTTTTATCAGGAGGCAGTGATGATGGATGCAGACCAGAAAATCAGGGATGCTTTTTCGGACGCTGAAAAGGCTGTGCCAGAGATGGAACTGAAATACACAGTCGCCCGAGAGGCGTTCGAGACGCATAAGGATGACGATGAAAGGCAATACGAGTACATTTACGAGCGATTGGCGAAGCCTAAAAGGTCTGCTCTTGCCCGTGATATGAACGCATGGTTTTATCTACGCAAAATAGCCCATGAACTTCTGGCCCAGTCCCAGATCTGCTTACTTAATGCTGAAGGTGAAACACCTGGTCCACTACTTGCAAGATTGCAACGCCCAGTGGTTAGACCTCCCAGAAGTTGGCGGGTATGTGGGATATGCAACGGGACAGGCGAAGATCCTATGATCGCTCATTGCAATGGATGCGGGGGACATGGGTATTATGCGTGAGCTAACCTATTCTGCGTTAATGGATTGCGAGTTTTCAACTTATCCGTACCAGGATGAGGCGATTGATAAGATTAGGTCATGGGTCTACGAGGATGATCATAAAGCTGGAATTCTCCAGATGGCGACCGGAACGGGAAAGACCGTAACCGTAGGTATTCTGATTCGCCAGTTGATTGAGGAAGGGTTAATCTCTCGAGCCTTGTTTGCAGTCCACCGGACAGAACTCGTTAAACAGGCGATTGATACGTTTGAACTGTGCGGACTGATGGTGGGTCGTGAACAGGGTTCCCATCACGGGTTTGCCCTGGGCGATCCACATGTGGTTTGCACAACAGTTCAGTCAATGACTAAGCGATGCAAAAGGTATCAGCCAAACGACTTCCAGCTGATCATCACGGACGAATGTTTTCCCGCTGGGACGCTTGTGGATGGGATTCCTATTGAAAGAATTTGCAATGGCGACCTGGTCGCTACGTTCAACGAGTCAAGCCGCGAAATTGAAATGAAGTCGGTTAAGAAGAAACTGGTTTCAATTCCATCGGAATTAATGACTGTACGTTTCTCAAACGGTTCAGCAATGACTGTCACGCCGAATCACCCAGTGTTTTCCAGAGATCGGGAATGGGTTAAGGCTTGCGATCTTTCTCCAGGAGACATGGTTTATGGATGGCAAATGCAAGGTATGCGGGAATCAGACACAAATTCGACACGGGCGTTACCGAGTAACATGCTCGAGAGAGTGTCGCGGGATCGATTCTTCTCTAAGAATGGCAGCAACAAACCGGAAGTATGCGTCTGGTCGCATGAAGTCCAACAATCCAATGAAGAGGGAGGAGGTTCGCGAGAAGCAGAAAGCCAAGCTAAAGGAGATCGGCTGGAAGCCCCCAGTGCAAGGGGGGAACGGGAGGGGTATGTCGGTTGCCGAAAAGACTCTGTCGGATCTGACTGGCCTGACTCCTATCACGGTCTTAACAACGCAGGAATCGCGGCGACTCTTCAAGACTCCGAATCATTACAAAATAGATTTGGGTTGCAGGGATATCCGGTTAGCAGTCGAGGTCGATGGTCAATCGCACAACTCGATACCAAGAAGAGAGCAGGATCGGCGAAAGGAGGCTTGTCTGAATTCGCAAGGGTGGAAAGTGTTGCGTTTCACGAACAAACAGGTGATGGAACATTCGGAGGACTGTGCGAAGGAGGTGTTACTTATAACCTTGAAGTTGAAGGAAACAATAACTACTTTGCCAACGGCGTATTAGTACACAACTGCCATCATGCGGGAGAGTCTAATAAGACTTATTCATCCGTTTACGACCACTTCCCTGATGCAAAACTTGTTGGAGTGACGGCAACGATTGATCGACCTGATGGACAGAGTCTGAAGCGTTTCGAAGAAGTTGTCTACAGCTACTCGCTTTATGACGCGATCCATGATCCTGCTGGCCCATTTCTATCACCTGTCAAGTTTGTCCGGTGTTCTCTGGGGGTTGACCTGAGGGGATGCAAAACAACGGGTAAGAATGGCGATTTTGCTCAGGGAGATCTTGGTCGTAAGATCCAGCCAGCCATCGAGCTATTAGCGAACGCGATCAGCAAAGAGATTGAGGACCGAAAGAAGATCATTGTTTTCATGCCTGATGTTGGCTCGTCTATCGCGATGGCTGATGCCTTAAAGCAACTTGGACATGCTGCGGACTGGGTTTCCGGCGATAAGCCTGACCGTGACAACACGATAATGCGTTACAAAAACGGTCTCACAAAGATCCTTGTCAACTGCCAGATCCTTACCGAGGGGTTTGATGACAAGCCTACAGACTGTGTTGTTCTAAAGCCGACTCGAAGCCGGATCGCTTATGCCCAGATGGTGGGTCGAGGGACAAGGCTTTGCAAAGGGAAGTCGGACTGCTTGATTCTGGATTTCTCACACACGACAGACATGGACCTAATTGGGCCAAGCTCGTTGACAGATTGTGAGGAGGTTGATTCCAAGCGTGCTGAGGAGTTGGTCGAGGAGGGTGTTGATCTGTGGCAAGCTGTGGAGCGAGCCAAGACGGAACGTAAACAACGACAGGAGATCAAGGTTCCGGTTGCCAGGCTGGACATGAGTTATCGGCGGGTCGAGATCAATCCATTTGAGCTTGCGGCTTCATTGGGTGTGTCCCGAGCCATGCTGACCAACGCCAATCGATTCGGAGAGCTTGCGACTCCCGCGCAGAAGGATTTTCTAAATAAGTCTGGAATGGCAGATGTCAACAACATGACCAAGCGTCAGGCTTCTCAGTTGATCGGCCAGATCATTGACAGACGAAACTCAGGGCTGTGTTCGATTAAACAGTTGAACTACCTCATTTCACTGGGGATGAAACCTGAAAAGGCTCGAGGATTGCAGTTTGGACAGGCAGCAGAAGCGATTCAAAAGTACAGGTCGAACCAGGCTGGATCGCAAGAGTAAGGAGATTCGCAGTGGAGTACACCCGTGAGTATATGGCAGCAATGGATAAGCGACTGGCTTTTGTGTCGGCTCACATGAGATTGACAACGAGATGCCCGTCATCGGAATTGATGGATGAGAAAGTGCCGTTGCCCCCCTGTGAGTTGCAGGAAATGGGACATGTCAACGGTGTTCGCAGCGCGAAGTTGAGAGAAAGGAAGAGAAGAAATGCTGGAAGAGAACCAGGTTGGAGAGCAAAGCAGAGAAATGAAGCCAGACAACAGATGGTCAACGATAGACGGGGCTACGATCACCCTGGTGGATGAGCCTTATAAGGCTGAGATCTTCTACTATGACGAGCAGGATTTGCATTACTTGACGGTTTACGTGCTTGTCGATGGAGTCTTTGCTAAAGATCAAGCCTTTGGGTTTTTGGAGTGGGAAGGTCATCCATCGAGGAAGCTGGCAATTCAGGCGTTTCAATCCTACGTAACAGCACAAAGGGCAAGCTCATGCAGTTGATATACGAACCCAAGGTGAAAGTTGCAACAGTGTCGGTTTTCCGAGACTATGATCTTAAAGATTATGCGTCAGGCATGCACGCCCAGAACACACACAGCTTGGACCACATCCCTGAGTTCGCTGGCCGAGTATGCTATCAATCGTTCAAAAACCCTCGTCCTGGAGGCAATAGGGGTTACATTGGGCATATACTTGAGGTTGGTCATGGAAGCGTCCTGGAACACTCCTACGTGGGTCTATTGATCACAGGTGTTTCACGCAGCCTGACTCATGAATTGATCCGGCACAGAGCGGGAACCGCGATTTCCCAGCTATCTCAAAGATTTTGCGAGCCTGACAACCTGGGGTACATTGTTCCACCTTTGATCATTAGAGATCTTGTCGCGGAGCAATGCTTCAAATCAGAGGTGACTGCTGCGTCTGCCTCTTATGACCGGATGCTCAATGTTTGCACAACAGCTATCAGCCGGAGATGGCAGGATGATCATCCTGACGAGACAGCTGACCGTGAAGCGTTGACATATATTCGCAAAAAGGCTCGCGAAGCCGCGAGATCGGTTCTGCCCAACTCGATTGAAACGCACATCTTCATGTCGGGTAATCTAAGGGCATGGCGAAATATCCTTGAGCAGAGGGGTTCGATTCACGCTGACCTGGAAATCAGGCGACTGGCTGTGGCGATAGCTCGAGAAATCTACGTCTATGCAACAAGCGTGTTTCAAGATATGCACATATTCATTGATGTTGATGGGTATGAGTCTTTACGATTTGACCACAGAAAGGTTTAATTCATGGACCATTACATCATGCTGCTCAGGCTTTTAAAACTGATTCAGTTGATTGGCGAAGTCTCGGAAGAGAGGCCTGAATTGAATTTCAATTGGTGGCTTCCTCTTGCAGAAAACAGGCTCAGATTAGAGATAAACGCATCCTCAGGGAGTATAATATAAATGATCAACTTTCAATTGGAAGTGTTCAAGGATGGGCTTGAAGTTCAGGCTTACAAGGACTTGAAACGAAAGAATCCCGCCAAGGCTGATAAGCTCCATTCTGTGGAAATCGATCTGACGAATCGGGTTTTGACACAGAGGGATGCGGAAGGCGTTGCACTCAAACGATACGAGATTAAAGAAAATGGCAAGCTCGTTGGAAAGCGAACAATATACGCACAGTCGAATCAGCAATTGCCCTGAGTATTACCGACTGGCCGATGGAAGGCCTTTTTGGCTGTTCTCAGCGACTGACTTGACCACACTGCTGTGGAGTCATGGGATTGTCGGCTGGCCTTATCACTGTGCGATATCTGCTCTGGAACATCTGTTTCGGATGGGAGTCAAAGAGGGTGAGGCAGAAACGGATATGGAGTCGTTCCAATGGTGGTGGCATGATGTGCCAGACACTCTGGGAAGACGAAAAGCATACGACCTGGTGATCCTTGAGCGTAGAAAGCTGGGCAGATAAATGGCTGTTTACATAGGTTTTGATCCAGGATTGAAGGGCGGGATATCAGCTGTCAATGAATACGGAGACATCCTGCATACCCAGTCCATGCCTGTGACCAAAGGTGAGAAAGGGTCGAGCATTGACTTTCATGCTGTCGCGACTCTTGTGAGAGAATGGGAACCGGACTTTTCTGTGATCGAAAAGGTAAGCGCGATGCCTGGTCAAGGCGTGACAAGCATGTTTACCTTCGGCATGGGCTTTGGTGGCTTACAGGCTGTGCTTTGCACTCTTGACAGTCCATTTGCCCTTGTGAGACCTCAGGTCTGGCAATCCGCTGTGTTCAAGGGGCTGGACAAGAAACTGGGCAAGGCTCGCTCGATCATCTACTGCCAGCAACGGTGGCCTGATCAAGGTAAGCTCAAGGATGGCCCAGCGGACGCTTTGTGCATAGCAGTTTACGCAAGATCGTTAAAGAACTCTGGGATCATTGATAGTCGTTACTGAGACAACCGGAAACTGTAGGCCGATTTTTGCATCGATTTCGTCGGTGCTATCGCTGTGTTTTGCTGGCGAGCGACTCAGACATTCAAGTTGCAGTGACCCAGCACGACTGATCCAATCGAGAGGCGATAGTAAGCAGTTTCCGAGGCCCATGGATGGGCTACTTTTTTTAGAGACTTGTGTAATCCGTACATCTTTTCTCGCAGTCCTCTTCGGCTGTTCTGGGCTGTGGATGATGGCATTCAAATAGGGGAATCTCGGATTTCATTCCACCGCATCCGCACGTCCTGCGAATCTTTTGGTTGCCAAACTCGTTGAGAACTGGATCGCCCTTCAAAGCACAACCGTTGAGTATGCCGAGCTTTCTGCCTCTTTCTTTGTACCACTGGGATACGATTGAGGCTCGAGTTTTGTTATTGAAGCAGTTGCGGCAGATATCGTAATCGGTATCGCTCATCTCGCGCTTGAAGAAATTGCAAGTACCTGGTTCTGTGCATGTGCATGTGTGAGCCATTATGGTGCGACCCTGATATAGGTTTTTGATCTGTCCGGTCCACGCCCTGACGCTTCTGTGTAAGTCACTTCCATAGATATCGTGTAGTCTCCAGCAGTATCCCATTGGTGCTTGATGGGTGTATCGAGGAAGCATGCGTCTGCAAGTCCATCGCCCCAATCGAGAGTGACCGTTTTTATGATTGAAGCTCCTCCGAAATCGACTCGAGGCAAGTAGGTCCATGGAATAAACGTGTAGGGATTTCCCACAGAACCTTTTACGGTGATATGGAATCCGCAAGTCGGCAGAAAATCCGTATTGTTTGGTCCGAATGGGATGCAGACGAGATAGGCTTCATTTCCCTCTTCATCCATTGGACTTCCTTCGTGGTCGGGGTCTTTCTCTGATGGAGGAATCGGCAGGTCACCCCCATAGCCAGGAAACAAGGACTTATCGGTCGCCTTCCATGGGATAGCGTTAGCCCTGTTGCCCCCAGTAATGTACGAGTCAGGACCACTCCCGACAGATTGCCTGAAGTTGACTCCGATCAGAACTCCATCGTAGTACCAAGAAATGTGAACGTACTTGTAGTGGTTCAGCGGTTCTTTGAAGTTGAAGATAAAGCCCATGCTATCGGCGTAAGTGGGGTCGCACTCGATACCGTACTGATTGTGGTCAGGGTCAAATTCATGGACTGTCTTTCTGGGAATAGCTGTGGTGTAGACAGTCTCATCGGCAGGACGATCCTCTTCTGTTTTCAGCATAACAGTGTAAGGGTCTGGAATGTTAAGCTGAGGAAGATTGGACGATGGGTCGTAGTCTCCAGGCAACTTTTTCCATGCTTTTGCTACGGCTTTAATATTAAACCTGTCCAGTCCTTTGTTCTGGTTGGCCTCGATCCATCGACCGATGTGAAAGTGGTGACCTCCGCTCAACTCAAAAGCAGATCCAAACACGGTGTTCCCGTTGTCGTCGAGACTTGATTCGCTGGTGCTATCGCCAAAATAACCGTCTTCACAAGGCGTTGAAAATGCATATCCGTATGTAAGGAAGTTTCCAGATCCCAACGTAGCAAAAAACTTTTGACTAAGTTCTGGCTTGAGAACATGATCGCCAAAGTGAGCGTGCCATCCATTAAGCCTGATTCTTATAGCGTTACGCCCGTCAATTAGGATCAGATTGTCAGACCCAGGCTTAAGCAGCATGGTCGTTGCTTTGCTGGGCAGAATGTAAGATCCGTATTCAGAACTCCAGTCGCGAATCCCAGGAAACCTCCCATGCAGCATGACGCTGCATTTACCTGACAGGCTAAACCGAAGCTGGTGGTTAATCTTATTCAAGCTGTCGCCTTGGGGGCCATACAAATAGCTCATCCGTATCGGACCTGGGAAACGACTCCACGATATTGGAACGTAATTCCCATTTGAATCTACGTACGCATCAACCGTTTCACCAAACGAGTGTCCCTCGAACTCAGTTAAACCCCTGAACAGGTAATCAAGACCAAAAAACTCTTCACCGTCGTGTACTGGAGGATTTACAAATTGAGGCCTGTTGTACCAGTACTCTGTGAGGTCTTTCCATCCGCTGCGATTCGTCCCAGGGTTTAACTCAGACTGCTGGGTTGCGTTCAGGTCAATCGTGGAAGTCGAGGCAGAGGCCTGAAAATACCATCCAGACCATCCTCGGAACTGATAAACCTTAGAGTTGCCATCTTCGTCGTGAGCCACAACCCGCCCCACCTTAAAATCCTGGATGTGCGTCACAGCATCTTTATCAGGTATCGACGGGTTTAAGTAATACTCGCCCGTGACTGGGTCAACCAAGTCGATGTAACCGAATTCCATGATCCCGCTAAAGCCGAATAGATAGACAGGCCAGCCTGGATCATTCGGAACAGCGCACTGGACGCCACTCTTAGGAAAAAAAAAATAAAATCCCGGTGTGAGGATCTCGTTGAACCGAGTAGACAGCAGTTAAGAAAAACTCTTTGCTATCTCCATACTGCTTACCGTCACCTGACGGGGTCAGTTGCTCATTGGGTGTAACCATGTAGAGCGGATCAACCGACCAATGGCCCCTCCTCGTATTGTCTCTCTTCCATAAGCCTCTCAACGTATCAAATGTCACCGCTGTCCAGCTGTGGCTGTAAATGTACCTTGTAGGGCTTCCACCGACCTTCGAGTCAATCTCTTCCCTGTGAACCTCATCAACCGCAACAACAAAGCATTCCGGCCCAATGTCGGGTACTGCTGAAGCGAACGTAGAGCCATTCTTGCTGAACGACCCACCTCCCGAGTAATTGACTGCGTTCGTACTGGCTGAGTTGCGGTTCAGCTTACTGGCTGAAATACCCTCGCCTGGTTTCCAATAGTCGCCCATTTGCCACCTTATCTTGTTGTCATACCTGGAAGGAACCGTTGCTCGATATTGACGTTGTTTTTGGGCTTGAGGAACTCCACAAGCATGCTGGTGTTAGCTGCGGTTGTTTCTGCTGCGGTGAGCATTTGACGGTCGGAACCAGCGATCTCATCTCGGAATGCCGCAGGAGAGAAGTAGCTTGAGAGTCGGCCAGACCCCATAGCATTGGGTTCAATCTCAGGAGGTGGGATAAAGTCAATCTTTCTGCCGCTAGAGTCTTTCAAGAGATTTTGCAGAACGGTGTTTTGGTCCACAAATTTTGGAGCATCTCCTAGCAATGCCTTGAAATCTAAAGCCCCTTTCTCAAGCTGCATCGCCGCTGTGTCTAGGTTACCAGCCATATTCTTAACCGTCTCTATTCCGTTCTTCCCGACTCCCCTGAAGCTAGTGACTCCGTAAGCCTCGTATATGGCCTGGTTTTGTGCAACTCCTTTGCCTATAAGGTTGCTGGCAGCACTAAATCTTGGCTCAGACTCCTTGACCTTTTCCCGCATTGCGTTGATAGACTTTTGGCTGTACCCGCCCCCTGTCAAAAATTTCATCATCATGCCGCCTTGGTTCGTTTTTTCCATGTGCTTCAAGACATCCCTGTCTTTAGCGTCATTGGCAAACTGCGACACAGCTGTCCCTCTACGGTCCTCTCCAAAGTGCCTGTCGATAAAATCTGCAAGTCCCACAAGTACGTTTCCAAACCCTTCCAATGAAGGAATCAAACCATCGAACGTGCCTAGAAGGCTGGCAAGCGTGGTAACCATCTTAGAAGAGAATCGGACCAGGTCGATTGCAACAGAGGAGATAGTGTCAAGCATTTTGCCTAAGAAGCGACCTATAGCATCCCTTGACTCCCAGAGCTTGTCTCCAAAGTAAATGACGTAGTCTGCCGCCCTAGATAAAGCACCTACAAGCGATTTTAATGCAGAACCGTAAGACCCGCCAGACCCTCCGGCTCGCATGTCTGCGAGAACTCCGTCCACTGTTTCGGCAAACCCTTTTAGCTTCTCGTAGAGGCTTGACATGACGGTATTAGAGACAAGCAGCATGGCTTTTGCGAAAGGCTCGAGGATTCGTCCAGCTTGTACGAACAGCCCTTCAAACATGCCAAGAAGTTTACGCTGCTGATTTGCAAATTCGTATTGCGTTTGCTCGAGGTCTCCCATAAAAGGAGCGGTTTGCCGCCGGATTTCATCCAGCAAGGCTTTCATTCGGGCTTCAAATGGATTTTTGGCGTTATCGGTGTAGCCCTTAGTGCTTGCAATCTGATCAAGGTAGGGAGCGGAAACCGCAACGCCAATCCTACGAAGAGGCGTGTAACGCCCAGCAAGTGCGGACTGCACCACTTTACCGATGTCGTCTAGCGACATGTTGAGGACCGAACCCGCTTCCTTCGCCGAATTAAAGATGTCAATTGCTGCTGACGCCGCTTGTTCGCTTCCTGCTCCTGTTGTCTGTCTAACCTGTCCAGCAATCCGTGTCATAAGCCGAAGAGAGTCTGTTGCGGAGAGACCGTATTGAGCTTGGTTTTGCATCGCATTGTTAAACAAGTTGCGAGATCCCGCTGCACCGACATAAACGAATGCCGCATTCTTGAGTTCTGTCAACGCCGAGGAAGCCTGTACAGCCCTTGACGCTAGTCCGCTAACACCCAGCGTGAGATTTGTAGCGAAATTTATCAGCCCACCGACAGCCTTTGACAAAGTGTCTGCAAAAAACGTCAGTGTCTTAGATGCAATATCCAGACCAGTCATCAAGCCTTGGCCGATAACAGCGACGAATTTTCCAATCCCTGGAATCATGCTCCCCAAGGCCGTACCTGCTGCCAATCCGATCTGTGTGAAACCTGTCAAGGCGCGAACGGAGTCGGACCCAGCTGAAGTGATCCCCTTGAATAGCCCTTCGATCCCACGCCCAGCAGAGTAAACACCATTATTCATAATGTTCGCAGCATCACCCAGAGCAAACGGATTGCGTTCCGAACCTGGGAATGGACGCTGAAAGACGCGAAATCGGCTCATCAGTGGCATCTGGCCGGGGTTGCCGAAGCGGGAAACCATGAATGGATTGCCTGTCCCATTAGGATCAAGCCCCATGCCCGACTTAAAGCCAAACAAGTTCTGAGCCATTAACCTTCGATGCCACGCCTGTTTGGTCAGGTTGTAGAGCGTGTTGGAAGGAGCGGTCTCTGCGATCAGCTTTTGACGCTTACGGCTGGCTAACTCCTCTTGACGGGCTTCCTCTTTGGCTCGCCTTTCAGCATCCTTTTCATCCTTGATTCGCTTCTTCTCTTTAAGGGACTCCATCTTCTTGTTGAACTTATCCGCTTGAAGCATAGCGTGAAGACTGGAGGCGAAGTTGTTTTTCAGGTCTCCAGACGGGTTCATAAAAGTGCCATCACTGGCTACCCAAAACCCGCCTTTGCTTTTCCCGCTACCTCCTCCTGCTTTTCCACCACCTGAGCCTCCAGATCCACCACCAGAGAGAACCTTGATTGTCCCGATTCCCTTGATCCCTTTGAGGGCTGTGGCGAGACCATCGGCGCGGATTCTGGCGACTGCGAGTTTACCGTTCAGGGCATCCAGAGAGGAAAATAGTTTTGATCCACTGAAGTTAAGCTGGAACATCGAATCAATCTTGGCGTTGGCTTTCGCTGCTACCCTGTTGATCGTGGAGAGAGCTTTTGTCAGTTCGCCAAAGTCTGATCCCGTGATATTGACTGAGTTTGACATGGATCAGCCCTCTTTTGTGTCGAATGGGTCGAACTTCACTGTACCGTCAGAGGCTTTTGAGACTTCCTTGTCGAGTCCATAGTAGAGCAGATCGTTTAGTTGCTTGTACGGATAAGGGTATACAGCTTGATAATTGCTGCCAACTTTTATCCTGTAAACCCTTTCGTTTCCAGTTCGCCCTTGAAGTTGAACAACAAAACCTGTCTTCCATGACGGGTTGGATTGCCCAGGGGCAAACTGATAAACGGAATTGTCTCCGACAGTTGCCGGATCAACCTGTTTTAGGTAGAAGTCCACCGGGTTCATATACGGCTCGTAGTCGCCTGTGTACCTCGTCTGATTCCACTCCATATTAGGATTAACCAGGAATTCATGCGTCACCCTATAACCAATCTTGCCTGTAATCGGACTCGTTGCTTCTGATACCTCGGCTGAATTGTACAGCACTCTGCCACGACTGTAGCCAAGAAACGAATCTCTGTTGACGCACCCAAGAAACAATCCCTCTGGAATCTGCATCGGGCTGACAGTTGCAAGCCTTTTTGTCGCGTCTGCTTCTAGCTGGTCGGGGTTCCCGATTGGCCCATACTTAAGTAGATTTTCAAGAGATACCCACGGGTAGGTCAGACGGATTGTGATCTGCGGTTCTCTAACAGGGAATCCCGTCGAAAGAATCTGCACCCAGTCGGATCTGCCTTTAGCAGGCGGGCCACCGGAGACACCTGGCCTTGTGTCTGTGAATCCTGGTAGCAAGGTGAAAGCTGGGTCAACGGAATCAAATGCTGGTTGCCCAGTCGTATCAGTCGGCACAACTCCCATAGGCACGTTCTTAAGCGATTCCATTCTCAAGGATGGCTGGATTTCCATCTTGGCGTAACGGATGCCGTAGCGATTTACGTAAGGGTCTGGTCCCCAAGTCAGGTTGACTTGCCAGTACTGCGAACGGATGCGAGGGAACCGCTGTTGCCAAGACTTTGCTTCAGAGTCGGGATTTGCTTTACCAACCACCCTTAGCTGCTGCTGCATGTATTCCACATAACCCAGATATTCTAAACTGGCGTCTCCGGTATCGCTCCAGTTGTCATCAGCAAGCCCGCTTTTCGACATTACTCCAAGGGTCGGAAGTTCGCCATCCACTACGGAAGCCCTATCGGATACTGTATCCATAAGATCTGGGCGAGGAACAACTTCTATGCCCGTAACCACAAGGTTTCGGTAGCAATTCTCTCCATTCCAAAAATTGTGGTAATCAGGAACAATTTGTAATACAGTGTCTTCGCTGTCCCAGAACTTGTTGTAATGGTCGTACCGTTCCCTGTTCCATGACATAAGTTGCCGGATAGCAATATTCAGGGGGATGTAGTCATATCCAAGATCCTGTTTTGGGTCTTTAAATTTTAAGTCAGGTACTGTGTACCAAGGCGCGATCCATGTTTGCTGGCAATGCTCTAAGCCTTGTTCGCCATAGGAAACACGCCAGCCAGTCATGTCGGGGAACCAGTACTTCGTGTGCGACTTTACCGCCTGACTGCTTAAGTAACCAATTTCGACATCTTTTGGCTCGGGAGGAGGCTTAAGGAGCCTTGCAGGTGCTAAGACGTTCCCTACGCCAATGGTTGGGGTTGGTGGGTCGATATGCCAGGGTGCTTGATCAGCCATTTACAATTCTCCGGTATAGATCTGGATCAACTTCGCCTGGCGGGATCGTGTTTTCGGCCATTAGAGCAGCGACCTGTAAAGGAGTTAAATCAAGAACCTCATGGAAAGACATATGTCCATCGACAACGAGATTCTTGATCAACTTCTGATAATTCATTCCTGAATCACCTTTATGCGAACCGCTGCTCATTCCGCTTTTGGGTCGTTGTCTGGATCTTCCCCAGAGACAGCAATTGCGGCAATCCGCATGAATTCTGCGTAGGAGAGTTCCCCGTACAGATCTTCAATCGTGGAATCAGAGACACCTTCGTTCCGACCGATTGCGGCTTTCAGGAGTGCCTTCTGGCCTTCGTCTGAGTTGACCAGCAATTGCAATCCTTCGGGGGATGCAACCGGAGTCGGGTAAAAGAGGTCAGCTTTCAGAGCCTCCTTCATGACATCTCCCGCCACTTGCTTATCCATTCCAATGACCAGTTTCTTGGCCTTTTCTGAGGGAAATGGTTGCAGTTTGCGGATGATTGCCTGAAGAACGCCCTGATCGCGAAGTGTAAGCTGACGAACCCGGAAGGTCGCCCCTGCCATCTTGACTTCGATTCCAGAGTTAGCCAGCTTGTCGATGTAAAATGCTTCTGACATGGTAGATCCCACCTTTCAAGTGGATAGTGATTAAGCGGAAGGAGCGGGAGCCAAAGCCCCGACAGCCACATACCCTTGGACTATCTGCTTGCCAGACAATTCAACGCTCATAGAGACTTTAACTGCGTCGTCTGGGCTAATCGTTACAGATCCAGTTTTAAAGAATCCGTTAGGAAGCTCTTTAAGGTTTTGAATGTCTGCTATGAGAGCAAACGGGATCTCTGGGTCTAAAGTCGTTTCGACGCCAAAAAAGTTTTCGTCTGGGTTTTGAAGAGAATAGACGAAAGCAACGCACGGTTCACCGAGGTACTGCATGATGTCATGCTTGTTTCGGGCTGTGGTTGGATCAAAGGTCATACCAGGACCGGGAGTCTGATTCACAGACGAGGCGATGTAGCCTGTAAAGCTGAGAGTCCCTGACTTTAGTCCAGGAAGTTTAACCTTCCATCCATTCTGACAATTAGAGTTAATCTCAATAGTATCTGTGTCCAGGGAAAGCGTCCCTTCGGAAATACAGATAGAAAACCCTACGTCATAGGTGCTTGCTGCTGAGGTCAGGCCGCGAAAGTAGAGTTCTACAAAGCTGTTACGCCCTAGAGCGTATTTGTCAATTGGCGTTGGTCTTGGCGTTACTGCCATCGGAGTCTCCTTGGTGGGATATTAGTGTCTGACTCGGAATTCCAAAGTCGCTGTCCATATGCGGTTGCCTGTAAGGTTAGGCTGTTCGCTGTACGATGTGGCTCGATTGAGCAAGGTCATGTCGGCAACTCCGGCAAACTGCTTACGGTCATAAGTCTGGATCGCTTGATCAGCCAGAGACTCGCAGTTTGCAAGTGTTGTGTGAGCCACGCTCAATTGCAGAAGAGACTCCGTCCAGAGGATCGCGTTCCCGCTAAGTGTCACCTGATTGCTTTGCACTACGTTTAGTGCTGCGTAAGGTGGGAACAAGCCTTCAGGAATAGCCCCGACATACATCGGAGCTACTGAATAAGCTGTCCAGCGGTTGACGATCTGGGCAAATGGAATCATCGTTGGTAGGCGATTGTCACAACGGCGTCGGCTGTGGAGTTAGCTGTGGCACACGTCAAAGTGAAGTTGGCGGCTGTGACAGCGATTCCATCCAGAGGTGCGCCAACCTGTGCGTATCCGTAGGACGGAACCTTGATGATGTCGCCCGTAGCACCTGTCAGGTTGTCAAAGACAAAATTGATCGGCACATTGGAGTTGTTCTTGACGCTGACAGAGTTGATCTTGGAGATCGTGCCAGTATTGCAAAACAAGTCTGGGAATGAACTGAGCGATACGGTTGTTGTCGCATTGGCCGCGATGCCCGTATAAGTCTTCTTGAAGATGCGGTCGGCGTACATCTGGGTGAGTTCTGTCGCTGTAGGCGAGGCGGGAACCCCTGTGGATGGCCGAGTGACGGATGATAGCGAGTTCGACTGGGTGACCGTGGATGTGCTGTTCACATCAGAATCGGTCAGAGTCATGCTGGTAGACGCGCTGATTACGCCGGAAGCTGTGATAGGCATGGATGTTCCCCCTGTAGTAGTACCGTTATTACCAGTGTCAGTGCCGATTGAGGTTGGCATTTACGAAACCCACCCCTAGAGACGATTTTTGTTGTCGGAAATGTACGGAACACGAAGACCACGGTTGTAAGTGACCTTGAGGGTCGCTTTATCTGCGAGCGATTTAAAGGCAGCTGGAAGTTTGTCTCTGAGGTAATCCTTGTAGACTCCCTCCAGTTCCTTTGCGATACCAGGCCAAGCTAGTCGTGAGAGGTAAGGTCTGGGTGGGTTCCACTTTGGACCATCTCGCTTGTCACTTTTAGGGACGGACTGTCGCTTGACTTTTTCGCCTTCACCCTGCTTCTCTGGGCGTTTATCGCCAAACCCGTCATTCCCCTTGGAATACCAACCTGTTTCCAGGTAAAAGCTGTAATACTCGAGGCGACTGCGTTCAGATCTGTCTACAGCCCGAGGATTCACCTGAATGATTCGGGTTCCGATAGACTTGTTTTGTCTGACTGGGTAAGGTGTAATGGCCGAGTTGTCGCTAAAGCCTTCTCTTTGAATCTTTTCTCGCCATGCATAGTCTGCTGGCTTCTTGGCGGCAAATCGCTTTTCATCAATGGCAGAATTGCTGGCTGGCCCTGGGAATTGACGGGATTCTACGCCTCTTCTCCAGTGGATTGAGTCTTGTAGTGTTCCAGTTCTGCGTGCAGGGGCTTCAAACGGTCTAGAGGAAGGTGGATACTTTTCGCTCAACGATCTCTTTACCCTTCGCACGGCATACTTTGCAACTGCATCTAACGCAGCGGAATTCACCCTGAAAACATCGTTGTTGTCTGAGATCCACTGCTTGGAGGCCTTTTGGGGCATGCTCTGGCTGGAACCGGACGTTACGCCGCTCTTTGCGATTTGATTAATCAGTTTCATTGCGGAGTTAATATCCATCAGGATGTCTCCACTACGCATTCAGCGGTTGTGTGATGGCTCAAAGAATTCCAGTCATTACATCTTACCACGTTATAAACATATGTTCCAACCTTTATCTGATTGCGTGCCGTAAGGTTACGCGAGCCTTTAAGCAGAATGTTGTGCGTTGCAGCAGAACCATCTTTGGCATCTTCACGGTCAACACCACCAGATCTCGGCTGAACGAGGCATTTGACTGTCAGAACGGGTATCCAAGATTGATACACGCCGCCCTGAACATCCTTTAGGGATTGCAGTTCGCTGATCACGGCAGTCTGGTTGAGGAAGTCGTCAAATGCCATTGACTGAGTACCTCACGTAAGGAGCTAAAAGGTTAGCAACGGGATGCTTTGCTGTAAGAAAGGGTGTAGCACCAGATCGCGTGTACGAGTAATCGCCAATCCTTTCGGACTGGAGCGAGTCATCATACTTTGAAGATGAGTACATGCTGCTGACCAGCTGGGCAACTGCAAGTTTTACAGGATCTGGGCAATAGTCAAATCCACCCGTGTAATCGACTGTGTAAAAATATTGCAAACTGTACGGGTTGTCTTGCTTGATGAATGACTTAAACCTGTTTATATACGGATTGACGAATGTAAGCACGCCTGTGGATGGCTCGAGAACGTATTCGAGATTGATGTCCAGCTTTGTTTCGGTCAGGTTTGTTTCGCTGGAGTTATAGCTGTCCACGTAGCCGCAGGAATCGCCCTTGACAGGGTCGGACTGCTGGTAAATTGCGACTCGGGAAACACTTGTAACTGGCGTTCTGCGGAGGTAGATACGCTGGCTTTGATTGATAACGTAACGCTCGGTGACTGTGTCGGATAGGAAAATCCGGTTGCAGAACTTCTCCACTGATCTCGAAGCAGCGTCGATATAGACCTGTACAGTAGCCGATGGAGCATCCGCTAGTGAAGGAATATACGTCAGGCATTCGGTTAGAGTCAGCAGAATATCCACAGGGTCTCCTTAAACTCTCGAACCCCAAGGGACGACCCGAAGGTCGCCCCAGAGGGCCGAAAGGTGGGAATCAGTTGGTTCCCTTGGTCTCGATGGCAACATCAGGTTGCGGAACCGGAGTCAGGTTCGAGTTGTGCAGCAAGGCAACACCGTAAGTGGCTGTGCCAGTGGTCGCTACAACACGCATGTAAGGCTTGCTCACAAAAGCGGTTGTGTTTGACACTTGGACAGCAGTGTCCTTGCCTGGGTGGTTGACGCTGATCGCCAGGAACTGGTTTGTCGCGGCTGTCGTAGCAGATGCAGAGATTGCAGCACCAGGAACAGCAGGAACAGCAGTAATTGGCGTGCCAAATGTAGTGGACACTTGGTAACCGACCGTAAGGTCAGTCCATGTGGAACCATCGGCTGATTCCTGAACCTTGATTGCCGAGGATGCAGCCAGAGCAAAGTTGACCAGAAAGGTCACCCCGCCGAAGAGTCCGTTGGCACTGTTTACCTGAACAGACGAGCTGTTTCCCGAGGTAAACACAAGGTGCTTGACTTGAACACCACTTAAGAGCTGATTATGACGGGACATATGGTTCTCCTCTTGTGCTTATATCAAGATACCTTGATGAATTTGCCGTATTGTTCTTGGATTGTGTCTGCACCCCAACGCAAACGGAAGAGGTAAACACGGCGATTGTTCACGGCTTCGATTTCATTTAAAACCCGTACGGATAAGCCCATACGAATCGGCATGAACACGCCTTGAAGCGATCCGAAGAACGCAACTGCGTTACCACTCGTACCCTGAAGAGGAGCGAACTGGCAGTAGCTGATTGGGAACCCGTCAATCGAGTCAGGAATCGGCTGGACGATGCCAGGGAAGTTCTGACCGCTCTGGAACAGGTACTGACCGTTGGACGCTTTGAACAGGCTCACAGTCTTCGCTGTTTGCTGGTGCATCACGAAGCTGAAGTTTGGTTGAGCGTATTGAGGCAGAATGCTGAACCGCATGGATTTAACCGTATCAGCGTCCAGCGTCGAGCTAGAACCAGATGCAGTCACGAAGCCGAATTTACCTGCCTCGCCACCCGAACTGCTGGAAATCGAGTTCCAGATACCCCGAGGTTGGCCTACACCCGTACCGTAAGCAAGGTGCTTCTCGTAATGGAGATCCAGCCAGGTTTGCAACTCTTGGTTGAAGTAGGATTCCAGGTTGAATCCTGAGTCTTCCAAAAGGGTGTTGGACATCGAAATCCGGCCCATGTATTCATGAACTGGGATCGAAACTTCACCGAAGGTTGGCTCAAGGGAAGCACTTGGTGTTCCGGCTTCGCCTGTCCACATGCCCTGAATCGGGCTGGTATAGACATCGTCGCGGAAAGTGGTACGCAGCATGACAACACGGTTGCTGTTGGTGGTGATCTGACGAACACGACCTCGCAGGGTTGTTGGGGCTGGCTTACGCTGAATGACTTCGTTGAGCATGTCAGGTGGTACGAAATAGCCAGCACCTTCGTCGATGCCTTCGACCAGCGTTTTGAATGTCCGAGCGTAGTTGTTCTTGAGCTTGTCTTCACCAAAGTGGAGGAAAGCCTTGAAAGCACGGGCGTATTCTGGAGTCGAAATCGACTTATTTTGTTTCTCTGTCAGGATGCCCAGACCATCGTCTTGAACCTCACCTGAATCCGAGATCGTCGTGAACCCGGCAGAGCGTGTTGAGCCACTGTAAGGCGTACCAACAGACTTGTTGGTCAGGTCGCGGTAAGCGTCCAGATTGACAGAGTCGAGCGAGTCGGCTTCGTCGATTTTGGCTTTGAGCGTAGGCAGGGTCTCTTGCAAGATTGCCTTGTAGCGAGCTGTCTGGTCGTCGTTGCGATCTTCGTTCAACCGAAGTGCTTCAGCCTCAGCAAAGGCACTTTTGAACTCAGCACGCAATTTTGGCGATGCTGCCATGGGATTACTCCTTGATGTAGGCGCGAAACGCTTCGAGAAGGTCGTTTAATGGGTCTTCCACTGCAATTTTTGCCTGGGCCGGAGCTTCGGCTTCTTCTTCTTCCGATTCGGATTTGATTCCGGCATCGACAAGCAGAGTTTCAAGCATTTCGTAAGAGGCTTTGACCTGGGCGCACACTTGAGCCAGTAGGTCTGCCGTTGTTTGAGAGATCTTTCGCCCAGCTTTGAAGGACGAGATGGCTGTTTGTTCGTTTGCACCGAGTGCGACTGGTGAAATTTCGAGTAGTTTTGCTCGTTTGATCAGGCGGGAACCGCTCTCGGCTCGCATCAGTTCTTCTTCGGATGGGCTGTATCCAGCCTTCTTCCAATAGTCGAGCGTGTCCTTCTTAGTCATTCGCTTGATTTGCAATGGGATAATACCCACCGACAATTCCTTGACAACGCCTGACGTGATGAGCTTGCGATCTTCCTGAGCCTTGACCGTATCCACCAGAATTGCCTCGAGGAACAGCCCTTTGGCATCCTCAAAGAGTTCTACTGGCTTGCCGATGGGATTCGCATGGTCGTGATTTACGCCACCGATAAACCCTTTGGACATAAACCTCTGGATATCAGCCTTGTAAGCACCTGGTGCGATAATGTCGCCATGATAATCAAGGAAATGGAATGTCGAAGCATAGCCAGCGAACCCGCCAGAGTCGGAATTATCAACCCTCGGTGCTGGGGCCAGCTTGTAAACCAGACTTAGTTCCGGTTCAGACACGATATTTTCCTCGCAATGGATAGATACTCACCTATATATATTAACAGATAAACAATTGTTGATGCAAACTAAATCTTTTCCGGTTCTGCCGTGTAGTCTCCTGCACGAAACACGCTGACTGTCTTCAGGTATTTGTCATGGGTTTGATCGGCCAAGAGGAGTTTTAGTTGCTGCCGGAGTTCGTCCATGACCAAATCGTCTTCGCTGCTTAACTGCATTTGAGAGGCATGTAGCCAGACACCCAGAAGCGATTGAAGTCGGGAGTGATGCAGGACACAGGCTTGAAAGCCTTCGTTATCCTGAACATCAATCTGCTCGAGATCGACCAGAAGCGAGTCAATCGGAGACTTTTTTGTGACTTCATCGTCGTCGTCTGGTTCTTGAGGCATGTCTGATGGTCCCTATTGCCAGAGCGATTGTGTTGAAGATCAGGTACAGGTAGAAATACAGCAGGAACAAAGACCAGGCTACCAATTGAGTTTCGCCCAAGGGATTTCTTTGCGTTGCCAGCCAGCCAGATCGCTGAAGGCCCAGGAATCGCCCTCTTTAAGCATGCTTTCCGCAGTTTTCTTGCGGATCTTGAAGCTACCAGCGGGCATCCAGTCAGGTTTCGGGCCTGAGATCCAGTCGTTGCCCCATGAATTCAGGATCACTGCGGACTCGTCTGAGAGGTCAATCCCAATGATGATCATCTGGTGCGACCATGAGCCTTTAGGGGCTGAGAATCCGTTAGCGTCTCTCGTATAGCTGAACCCTTGATCGGAAGCAACTGTGACGGGATAGCCGGAGGTGATTGCACTGACCAGTTCATCCCAGGAGTCAACCTTGGCGTAAGACTTGATTGGGTGGAGTTTTGCTGTAGGCTCGAGGTCGTCAGGAACACCCTTACGGGCATAACTTGAGCAGCAGAGTGCGGCACTGTATTTTGTAAGATCTACGGATGCATATTTCTTACGGGGGAGAACCCCATATTTCTGCAAATACTGAGCCGCCCAAGCTCCGACCGAGCCTTCCCCTGAAATTCTTCCACCACCGATTTCAACACGACTTCCCCAGTAAATGGACATGCAGTCAAGGCGACCGGGATTCTCAGCACCGTTATCTGTTATGTCTTGGGCTACGAGGATTTCTGCCGCCATCCCAGCACCGTTGGCAACACATGAGCCGCAGGAACCCTGATTGTAAATCCATTTATCTTTGCCCCAGACCATGTCCATGTACTTTGTCAGTATGACAGGCCCAGTGGGAGCGGAATCCATGAGATGGGGAGCGGTCGCGGAAAAGCCTTGAATTCCGTTTTCGGAGACGATTCGGGCGACTTCCTGAGGATCTTTGTGCCAGCCGAAGCCGAAATTGAGAGCATCGTAAGGGGTCATTTGCTCAACTCCTCACAGGCTTTCTTGATTTCAGCTAATGCCGCCAGCAGTTCTTCGCGTGTCTTGTACCCCTTGCTTGCAAGCAGATCGCCAAGACCCACACCAGCCCAATAAGTCCGAATGCCATTGTCGTCAGCACTCTTTGCCAATACTCCGATTATCTGAGCCATGTCCAGGCCCAACGCTCCAGCCTGTGCTTCAGTGATCTGTATCGATTTGTCGAGGGCTAATGCCCCTTGCTTGCGTTTCGCCTTGTCAGGCACAGTAATGGTCACTATGGACCAGAACTCGTTTGCAAGGCCTGTCAGGTTCGGTGGAACGGGTTTCTTCTCAGGGTCAGTTTCCTGCCCGTCATAAGCCTTGACTGTTCCAGATTGTGTACCGACAACGTATGTCCTACCGCGATCCACAAAAACAACGGAGACTTCCGTTACCGGAGGTACGTTGAAAGAGGGGATCGAGGTCTGCCCAAGTAGCATCAGTGCAGCGAAAAGCATAATCAATCCCACCCTTCCGGCTTGTCCTGGTGTTCCCACTTCTCATACCAGTCGTCATCCATAGACCAGTAGAGACACAAGGACAAACCGATAAGAATTCCAAGTATGATGTATCCGAAAGTAGCTAACACCCGTATCACAGGCCAGCTGTCGCTGCGGCTACTGCTTTGGAAATAGCGTCTTCACGCTGAACCATTGCGGCTTTAACCGTTTCCTCATTGAGGCTTACGACTTCGCCCCTGGCGAGTTGCTGGAGCAGTTCCTTGATCACTTCCACGATCAGTGGGGTCATCAGGCGTATGATGAGTTGGGTGAACATTATTTGCATGCCCCGTTGGGACAGATGTAAATGTAATTCATTTGCGTTGCCGCTGGCTTGCGATTAAAAAGGAATAGCCTTGGGCGGCGACTACCATTACCTGGGCGAGGAGGCAGAGTGATCAGCGGTGATACAGTCTTTTCAACCGTAGTTGTTGTCGTGACCGACTGGACTGGCTTGCAATTGCCTTTTGGGCATTCCGGCTGTGCTGCGTAGAGAAAAACTGCTTCGATAAACATGATTGCTCACCTTTCAAGTGATTCGGATAGATGGAACCGTTTGACCAACCGGCACTTAGATCACCTTACCCTTCTGGGGACAGAGGTTATTTCAGGTCGATTGTCTCTTCTTTGTCAGTCGAAGATGATTTGGATGTCGGGGAGGAGTTGGATTGCCGCTTCTCTTTGAAGCTCTTCACTAAGCCCGCACTTGCATATATCACAGCCGCAACGCTGTACAGCAACTCTGCCCAGCTCAGATCGACATTCACCAGATTGGCCCCCACCCAGTTTGTTGTGACAGCAATTGGGCCGATCACCCATCCCACATTGGGGTTCAGGAGGTCGAACGAGGGGTCGGGTGTTTGCATCGCTAAGATCCGATTGGGGTCTTGGGGTGCGGTGCGGTCGTATGCTGACACGGTGGCGACGGAAGACGACATTTCTAGGCCTCTTCATATAAGCATATTATAACCTGTTACTCGCCCTCTTGTAAATACTTCATCCCGACTTGATGAGCCTTAAGCAATGCTGCTAAAGCGGATGCGACTGAAATTACGACTGCTGCTGCCGGACCTACATAAATCTTGCTGAGGTTCTCGAGGATGACAGTCAGAAGGGTTAGAATCAAAGCCGAAACCGAGCCTGTTCCGAACGCCTTTAGGAGCGTTGATTTAAGCTCTTCGACGTTGATGTAGCCCTGAAGGCTCGGCAGATTCTTTAGTTCGTCTTCGCTCATATCAATCCCCCTGTTTGACGTTGAATCCAGATTTGATCATATGTTCTGATACAGATTCGATGCCGGTTTGGTGGATCACGTAAACTTCGGCCAAATAGCGAGCAAAGGTCTGCTGGAAGTCCTGGGTGGTTGTGATCACCAATTGCTTGCCCAATAGAAGCGTTTCCAGTTCAGCCTTGGCTCTAATGCCTTCCATTGCGAGCGACTTGTGCATTTCTGGGGCGTTATAGCCTTTGAACCGCACGTGCTGCCGTGTTTGCATGTCAAAACCCAAGTCAATCATTAAGACTGCCGTATCACCGTCGATGATTCGCTCAAGCCTGGCTGCGTAGGTGTAGTTGACGACTGGGTTCATCAGATCGGCCTGGGTTTGGGTGGCACTGGGACAACGGATGGGTTCCAGACGTAGTTCGGATCGTCCAGATAGTTTTGGAACACTGGAGCTGGGGCATTCACAAGCTGGGTGACCAACTGAGCGTGCCGTCTGGAATCTATTGCATACCGCTCAATCGCCTTTTGGCGTGCAGCTCGTTTTGCCAGTTCTTCTGGCGTGATCTTGGGTCTGCCCCTGAGCCAGTCGAGTAATTCACGTGCGGTCATTTATTGATCCCCCTTGGAACAGTGAAGCAGTGGCCCAAGACGATCCCCACCCCGAGAGCAAAGCTGAGACTGTGCTGATTGACTTCCCAGATTGCTTCAGACCATGTCACGCCGCCGCTTTGCCACTTGATCAGATCAACAATCAGCAGCACGATTGCAACTGTGATCAACACGACAAAGTTCTTGGCGGCAGCACTGAAAGTCATCAGATTGGCCCGTTGGATGTTCCGTTGGAGGTTCCGTTGCCGTTGTTGATAGGCCAGAGCGGTGGCAGGGATGCAAAGAATTCGCCCACGGTTGGAAGTGCCTGAGTACCCGTCTGAACAGCCTGAACCATGCCGTAAAACAAGCTCCAGATTGAGTCGCGATAAGCGATTGCGGCATCACCTTCAGACTTGTAGGTCGTAATGTTGCTCAGCGTCCAGCTTGTAGCTGAAAGAATGCTGTCGTATTGCTTTACGGATACCGCTTGATCGAGAAATGAGCCGATACCGTTACCGATCTCGGTAAGCCTTTGAATGACGTATGCTTGCTGTTCTTCTGCCGTCAGATCAATGACTATGTATATGTCGGTCACGGTAAATCCGTTGACTGCAAAGCTCTGAGAAAGTCGTTGTGTTGCAGGGTTATAGCTTGGAATGGGCGATGGGGTGTACGGGTAATAGCCGTATGTGGCTAAACTCGCATCGTCGAGGGCGTTAAAATTGCTGACAGTCGTGAATGACTGTGGTAGCCACTGTGGGCCTGAGATTTGACCGTTGGGACTGACTTGGCAATATTGCATTACGGGGTTCCCCATTTGGATCTTAGGTAGTTATTCATGGACGAAATCTCGGTAGTAGTAAGCGTTCGGGTGAATAGGACGACTTCGTAATAGTCTCCTGACTGGCTAAGATAATCTGGGTATCCACTACCACCTCCCTGCGAAAATATAGTTTGGATAGTGGTAGACCCAGCAGACTCAGATTTAGACAAAACTGCCGAGAATGACGGTGTATTCGTGTAAGTTAAATTGAATACAGTCGGGTTATATATCTTGCTGAATCCAGAATTTGTCCACGCTATAAGTTCTCGTACAAAGGACAGTGTGGTTGATGTCGATCCGATGTTGACCTTATAGTCTCCGTTGACCGTGAACAATCGCGTGTCCATTAGGCCAGATGCAACTCCCTTGTGGACAATAAAGATAGTCTTGCTGGAGCTAGACAGGGTTGAATAATAAATACGAGTTTCAAGGCTTGTACTGCACCTGACTGCCCCCAGCCCATTCTGCCCGCTTGCTGGTGGAACCCACGTTGGCCGCTCGCCTGCTGTTGCCTGTACTGCGTGCCTGTTATTGCCGGACAGATCGTTCCACTGGTAAATACTCTGGCCTGAAGTTGTGACTGGTGTTGTTCCAGCGTCCGTAAACAGCGTATTCTGCTGCGATGCGTCCAGCCAGAGTGCAGCACCTGTCACAGGCAGGGTTGTATTTGGGTTGTAAATGTCTGGTAGTGCCGCAGCGGGTGGCGTGAATGCTGATGTGTATCGAGCGTATTTGGTAATGCGGAGGTCGTCGATGTAGCCGTTTAATGGAAAGCCGTTGCTATCTTTCTCTGCACCAATCTTCAGCGGCTTGCTGTTATTGTACAGCGTTGAACTAAATGTTGCTGTTGTACCAGCGATGCCGTTTAAATATGGAGTAAATGTGCTGCCATTCCGAACTAGGGCAAAATGATACCATGTTCCGGTAGTAGCGGCAGTAGCAGAAAACAGTACGTTGCTGGGTCCGTTCCACGTATTCGCGGCTGTGCTTAAGTAGAATGCAAACTGCGAGCTACTGTTAAGAACGATTACCCATCCGCCAAAAGTGTTTCCCGTGCCAAATGGAGTGATAATGGTCGGGGTTCCAGAGACTGAGTTAAAATACACCCATCCCTCGATTGTGAAATCGCCAGACGTAAGGTCAAGTGCAGCGGAATATGGGATTTGGACAGCATCCCCGCTACCATCAAAGTACGCACTTGCTCCACCATACTTGCTCTGCGTTGTGGATATTTGAGCGTTGCCAACCGCAGTCACTGCCAGTGCATTTAAACTGCTATCCGTAAACGTGGTCGATCCATTCGTTCCATCCATACTGAGCATCAGCGAAACGGCTGAATAGTAAGGGTCGCCACCATCAATGACGATACCTCCACCACCACCACCACCGACACCAGTCTTTTTACGATTGCGGATTATGTTGGCTAACATCAGAAATTCTGCCCCCCAACGTAACCCTGCCAATTCGTTCCACCATCTGAGGTGAAAAATGCAAAGCTATCCACCTTGCCTATCGCAGATGTGATCGTTGGAGCAGTGCCGCCCGCCCATTTAATCGACGAAGGCCAAGTGACTGCTCTGGCAGTTCCGTCAGCAGTAAATATCAAAGTGAATGAGCCACCGGAACCGCTTGCAGGAGGGTTGCTGATCGTCAGGGTGGTGATCGCGGCATTAAGTGCGACTGTGAAGATATTCGATGTTTCAAGATTAAGCGTGAGCGTGCCGGATGAAATTGTTGGGCTGGAGACAGATTCGCTGTAATCCCTTAGTTTGGCTCGGATCAGCTCGTTATCCTGTAGGTTTTGCGTGCCTGTAAAGCTGTTTGCACCAAGTTTGACATCGGTCGTCAAGAACCCGTTTGCATCGAGGCCAACACCTGTTCCGAGCCGGACTCCACCGAGAGTGGATACTGTTGCAGCAGGAAGCGTGTATGAATACGTTGAGCTGATTATGCCGCTGTTTATTACGATGGATGATCCATCAACCTTAACTCCACCAAGAACCGTTGTCGATGCCGTGGGAAGCGTGTAGGATGAGCCAGTTGCGGCACTGATAACGCCTCCTGTAATCGTGACGGTCGTACCATCCACCTTAACTCCACCCAGAACCGATGTGGTCGCTGTGGGTAGGCTGTATGCGGCAGGCGTATTGCTTAAATCTGTGTAGCTTCCCGAGGTGGCAACCGTAGCAAGCGATGGCTTTCCTGTGATATTGGCATACGTAAAGTTGGCTGATGGAAGGTAACTTGATGCTGCATTCGCCGTTGTCAGGTATAACGTCAGGTTTGGCGTGTTACTGAGATCTGCGTAACTACCTGATGTAGCTACGTTTGCCAGAGTGGGCTTGCCAGTGATGTTTGCGTAGGTAAAATTAGCCGAAGGTAATTTGGCATCAAGTGCGGTCTGAAGTCCTGTGACCTCAGAAATCGAGTGCGTGTGGCCTAAGGCGGCGTAGGTTGCGTTGGCACTGGATATGGTCAGGTAGGGCGTTAGATTGGCCGATGTTAAACCATCGGTGATGCCATATCCGGCGAGCGTTGTGGGCGTGCCTGTGAGATTGGCAAAGGTCAGGTTTGCGGATGTGAGATAAGACCCGACAGCCTGATAACGAGTGTCAGCGTAGCCTTGGGTTAGAATTGAGTTGGATGTGTAGACTGGCGAAATATTAAGATAAAACAGTTCGGCTTTATTTCGTGATGCCCTGATCTCTGTACCAGTTCTTACGCCTGAAATGACGGCGTCAGTTGTGTGTTGAAAAGAAGTGCAAGTACCTGGGTTTCCTGTAAACCCGCCTAAACCTGGCGTGTTATCAAAGACCAATCCGTTGGTCATGTTGTAACTAATACTGGAAACCGTATAAGCATATTGGAATCCAATTGTAGACTTTAAAGCGGCCTGCTGAAAACAGATCCCCCTGTCAAAGCCAGAGGTAGGCCCAAATGCAAGCTGATAGTCTTGGCTGTTATCCCCTGTACCACCTAGGTTGCCTCGGAGCCGAAAATGTCCACCCTGAGCATTACCAGAGATAACCCCACTGCCAAGGTTGAGAATGGTTTGGGATGTTGCGTTACTTGCATTAATGAAGGCAAAGCCCGGTTGGGCTGCTATAAAAGAGAACTGTTGAGTGTTTGACGACTGAAAAGAAAGGGTAGACCCGTCCGTTTCGACGCTGGTAGCAGACTGTAGTGTTCCATTTGGGTTGTAAAGATAACTGCCCATCGCATATTGATCAGGGTCTAAATACGCTCCGGTAGGCAACACCCTTTCGCCACGCAAGCCTATGTAGGACTTTTTAAGCCCGCTAGTGACATAATCGCCATTTACATAATAGCTTGAGTAGCCAGGGGTGTAAGGGACGCCTGTGTCAGTCAAGCCATATGTCGTGTTCGCAAGTTTTGGCTGGAACGTATTGGCTACCGACAGTACCCCATTCCCTGTGATCGTCAGGTTTGCTCCGACAGTAATCCCACCAATTGTGGTATTTGTGGCTGGAACCAGGTTTGCCGCCTGTCCTTGTGGCCCTTGTGGGCCAGTAGCACCCTTCTCGGCAACACTGATTGTTACCCTGTTCTTTCCATCTTTGACTTGGATAATATCCATGATCTCACCTCATCTTTGTCATCAAGTACGGGAGACCACCAGGAAATTCCCAGCAATACGGGTTCGCGTGATATCACCATCCGTAAATGCCATCCACCACTTGTAGCTTCCAGCACCAGCCGCTGCCGTCTGGCCATCTGACCAGGTTACGATCACTTCGCCTGTCGTGGAGTTGGCCGAGGTCGTTGCGTTATAGGTTGCACTGGGGGTCTTGAAAGCTGCTGCAAAGGTCGTGTTGGATATATTTGCTAGCGTGCTGCTGCATCCAGATGTACCCGTAATCACGGTCACCACTATCTGCACATCATCGCCAGCAATCGCCGAGATATTCAAATTCGGAGGAAGAAGGTTCAGATCTGGCATCCTTAGGAGACCTCCTCGATGTCTGTCCAACCCTCGCGTGATTCGTATTCTTCCAGTTCTGCCAGCAGGCTCACATAAGACTGGACCAAAGCCTTGTTCACCCCTGACCGACTGGGAGACAGGGAATCGCTATTGCGTTCGCCCTCGATCTTGGACCGTTCACCTGTGCTGGCAGGAACCTTTACCGACCCAATGTTATCGCCTTCAGAAACCGTTGTTTGAGCTGGATCAGCCTGGGGCAAGATCTCGTTGCGAATTTCATCCCTAGCGATACCAAGCGAGTCAGCATCTGGTGAATCAGATTTGCCGTAGCCAACGATATCGCGAGACTCATTAATAGTGATAACTCCACCACCGAGAAGACGAATCGCCCGATTGGCTGCAATCTGTTCACGGTCATCAAGCTCCTCTACAGGTGAATAATCAAATGTGAACTTGATTCGACCGGACCTTACGTCATCAGGATCTTCAAAGTCGATCAACAGCTGATGCGTCATCTCGTCCGCAAAAACCTTCTGCAACGGAATCAATCCGTGGACGTATGCTGCCCTGATGGCATCTGCGTAGGTTCCGTATGCACCTGTGTTGTCCGTGTTCAGCCCCAGCACCGAAGTGTTCAGCCCCATTGCAGCAAGGACCGTAGCCTGTGCCGACTTGGGAATCTCTACCAGACCGATCTCTTCCGGCGTGAATCCCATCTTGTGCAGTTCGTAAGCACCCGTCAAAACTGTTGGGTCTCCACGTTGGTCACCTGTGAGGGCATCCTTGAGCCGAGATTTGATCGCCTTGGCATCGTCTTCGGAGACCGTGAAATCACCCTTGGGGGTAGCGATAAGCCCAGGAACCGCAAAATTGCGAAGCAGAGAGGCCGTGTAGGTGGATGCCTCATTCAAAACTGCAATCTCACGCACATGGGCGAGCAGAGGACTCCAGCCGACCCGATCCTGATCCATGTCGATATACCGACGTATATGAATCACCCTGTCCGCAGGAACGTCCAGCATTTTCCCGTTGATGTTGTATCGCCAGGCCGTAAGGTAATCTGATCCGTCCGTTGGAAAGAGGGGCGAAACCTTGTCAGCCCTCCAGATCTTGAGTTCCACTGGCTCGCCCAGGCGATTCTTGATCTTCTCGATCCAGACATTGCCGTAACAGCTTGCGTCCCTGACATATGCACCGACAAACGCTGCTTCACCCACATAAGGGTGGGGACGACGTAACAATGTCAATGCAGGGTGATTATGAATTGGATCTTCGATTCCTTCGTCATCCACTCGCACCACTTGTAGATTTGGGACGGACCAGTTTCTGGCAAGCCAGTCGATACCGGATGCTACCGTGGAGTTCTTCCATAAACCCTGGATAAGCATTTCCGTGTAATCGTACGTTGTTCCTGGCAGCCAAACGCTATACGGGCGATATCCACCACCCATCCCACCCCAACCGGAGTAGGGCGTTTTGCCGCGAAACAGCGATTTGAACGATCCATATAATCCCATACTCATATCATAACATAAGCAGGTGTGCATAACAAGATGGGAGCAAGGGGGAGGCTTTTTCTGTTTTTTATTTTTTTATTTGTTGGTAGTGTGTGCATGGCCGACACGCCTGGGGCGGTGGCTCCGAAAAAATCGCGGAAAAACGTCACATAAACCAAGTGTCCGAATTGTGTGGAACGTCCTGGAAACAAGTAAAGCACCGGCCTGATCGGCCGGTGTGAAGTGGTTGAAGCTCAGAAAGTAAAGCACCGGCCTGATCGGCCGGTGTGAAGTGGTTGAAGCTCAGAAAGTAAAGCACCGGCCTGATCGGCCGGTGTGAAGTGGTTGAAGCTCAGAAAGTAAAGCACCGGCCTGATCGGCCGGTGTGAAGCCCCTGATCAGTAGAAAGTAAAGCACCAGCCGGATCGGCTGGTGTGAAGCCCCTGATCAGTAGAAAGTAAAGCACCAGCCGGATCGGCTGGTGTGTAGCTTATTTGTGTTTTGACTGATTAATCGACCATATCAAGATCATAACCACTAGATCGGCCATGATAATCAGTATTTCAGCGATTATGAGTATCATATTAGGACTAGTTCCTTCTTTGAACGATTAATAGCTTTTAATGCTTCCCCCGCTGGTGTTCCCTTTGGCTGACTACCATGTAGAAGCAATAGAAACGACTCGTGTCGTTTTGCGGGGTCGGCTGCGTGTGAATCGTCATCATCGAATTCCAGTCCAGACTCTAGAGCTTCAAGCTCTGAAAAGGCTACAACGGCTTGGCGTAGGTTATACTTCGGAATGAGACTATCAAATTTTCCGCCATCACTAGCCGTTAAAACGAGATTAGTCAAGGAATTAACCGTTTCAATGTTGCCTATCCAATAGGGCAAACACTTAGTATATCCGTAGAAAAGAATGTTGGGTCTGCGTGTTATAACCTTCAACCAAGCAATAAAATAGGTAAGATTAAAAAAATCTCCAGAAGTATGGAATCGTACGACTCCCGCATTATCTGGAAGCGCAGTTAGAATTAATTCGGCCATCTCATCTGAATTCTTACAACTCTTAAGAGCTTCAAAATTTGCCTTGTGAAGATTATAAACGTTGGGTCGGACTTCCAGCATGGAAGCATAACAACGATGCTCCTGATCAGGCCCATCAACCACTTTGAATTTACCATCAATCACCTCAACCTTGGCAAGACAGCGTTTCGCGAATGGACATGAATGACCTGCCAGAAGGTCAAATGAATATACTTTCTTTCCATCGGTTAGATATGGATGAATGGTTGGAGACTTGGCTAGTTTTGCCATTTTGCCGTTATTGGATGAAAAACGGACGTACGTTTCTGCGACTGTTGACATTAGATCGATTCCTTCTTTGTTGACTAATTCAGGGGAAACATTCCCCCGCCACAAATAGTATCGATACGATTCCATGCGTTTTCAAGTGTTTTCATGTAGATCGGCCTGGAACGTAAGTCTCTGGCCTGGCTGGTCTTTGGGGCGATTTCTGGGGGGCTGGCTGGCCCCTGGAGGGGGGCTGGATGGGCGAGCGTGTATCTGGGCGTGTTTAGGTAAGTGTCACTGTATCAGTGTATCTGTAAGTGTCAGTGTATCCCTGTGTCACTGTGTGGCCTCCTGCCTACTTATCAGGTGGTCGTAGTTCTGTAAGTGTCACTGTGCCAGTGTGTTACGATTTTGGATCTGGCAGAATGGCAGAGAAGTGGCAGAAAATGTCAACGACATGGGCGATTGTTGAACAAATTGCGGGAGAGCCAGAAGTCAATAAGATTGTGAAATAAAGAACGAAGTGGGGAACTAGAAATAGACAATCAGGCTCGCCAATTTGGGCGATGATGGATTATGAGTTTTCCTTTATAGTTTTGGGTAACCAAAAACTTGGTTTAGGCAAGACTAAACACTTTTTTAGGGCAGTGGCAGTGTGTGCAATCGCACCAAAGCGCAACACCTTATCCCCTGTCATCAAATGATATTAATCATTGTGGAATCATTACTTATGACAAATACGACCGCAGAGCCACTTTCCCCTGAATCAATCATTACTAAGTTGTGTAAGATGGTGATATATGGTTTGCTGGTCAATAACTTACAACCTATCCCCGCGCCGTGTAACGTGTTGCGTAAATAACAAAGAAGCCCAGCGGGTTGCTGGGCTTGAGATCGTGCTTGGATTGTGGCGAGTGGTATCAGATCAAGTAGAGTGGATTGCGTGCAAACTCTGGCCCCTCTCCCCACCCTGCAAGTTTTTGGACCTGCTCAAGTTCATCCTCATGGATCATAACGCTCTCGGTTGTCAGAGTGTCGCCAAAGCGTTCAGCTATCTCGGGATGATCTTCGCGTAATTCAGCCCAAAATTCGTCTGCGGAATATTCAAAATCGACCGACACTCGAAACCATGTTTCCCCGTCATGATCAATATAGATCAATTTCCAGTCTTGAGTGGTATCATCCAGCTTTAAAAAAATACCTTCCCACTCGCCCCAACTGCTATCACTGCCACATTCAAAGGCTCCACGCCCGTTAGGCCAGCGGCACATCGTACCAGTCCAAGATTGGCCAAATTCATTTTCGCCTCTAACGTCCCAGATCTCGCAACCAATCTCTAACTCTGCGAGTTGATCGGGGGCGAAGCTCATGTTTTTTGCCGTCTCGAGGTCTGCTGCTGTTTCGATCTTCATCTGTCTCAGTCCTTCCGTTGAAAACTTGTTTACCGTTTAAGTGATTTACCGCTTGGGTCAAAGGCCAAAATAAGCAAGAGCCTCACGCTTTGTCGCAAAATACTTAACCCCGCTGGCAATGCCGTTGCTAATGTGCAGGGTAACTTTCCACTTCCTGCCATCCTTTTCTACAGTGCTAAACTGAGATCCAGAGGCTGGCTCAATGTAGATCTTGTTTTTGGCCTTGTCGACTGTCATCTGATTCATGGTATTCACCTTCCGTTTGATACTTTCAATCTCATCACTATAACCACTGACCTAGCAACAAGCCAGATCAATTTTCAAAGGCCTTCTGGCAGGATATAAAGGCACTCAAGCAACGCAGCATGCATACGACCAGTTTCACGGTCAGCAGGGCTTAACAGCCGTTCCGAAACAACACCGATGGCAGCACCTTTACCGGACTCACAATACTCGACCAGCGATTCCCAGCTTGCAAACACGCCATAGACGCTGCCCATATACAGCAGATGTGGTCCCTCGAGCAAGTAAACTGCCATGGGGCCAGCGGGAAACTGAATCGTGACTGATTCGTGGCGAATGCTCATGACCTGCTCCTTCCGGTTAAGTTAGTTAGAAGTTCTGCCGTAACTACTGATGTTTGAAGACCAATCAACCTCAAGCACCACTACGAATCCGCTGCCATCATCTTTCTGGGTCCGGTCGTGGATATCTGTATCAAGGCTTGGATGTATCTTCTTAACAGCTTCGAGGTGATTGCCTCTGGCGTCTAAAGCATGGTCGTAGCTGAAAAACCTGCGTTTACCCGTTATTGGGTTAGTGACCTTGATCCTGGTCCCTTTGGTGTTGCTAGGTCCGACATAGTCAGTGATATAGACTTCGAGAGATTTCATGATTCGTCTTCCCTTACTTGGTTTCAGATTTCGCCGAGGACATTTCCCCGACACACAAAATATATCGACCGGATGAGCCAGAGTCAAAAAGATTTCTCAAAAAATGTCAACAACTGTGAACCTGGCTTGATGGCTTATTTCATAGGGTTTGAAGCTGGTTTGGGCCTGGGTTTCGGCCTGAATATGGGTAAGCGTGTACATACGCCTATAGGCGTGCGTGAGGCAGTGTATCCGCATTTAGCAGTGTATCTGCATAAGGCTCCCTCAGGATCTCGGGAGAAGCCCGCAGCAGTGTATGACACTGTATCTGGGTGGATCACTGTATCTGTGTAAGCCACTGTATCTATAAATAGCACTTTAGTTCTTCGCTGAAGCGAAGCACTGTATGACACTGTATCTGTA